AGTAGTTGCTATTGATGTAACAGTACCAGTATTAGTTGTATATCCTGCTCCGTTTGTTAATTGATTATTATTAGTAATAGTGTTAGTTACAGTAATGCTTCCTGAAGATGTTATCGGTGAGCCAGAAACACTAATTCCTGTACCCGCAGTAATACCTACAGAGGTAACGGTTCCAGCATTTTGAGTTATGGCAGTCCATTGTAATCCTCCCGAAACACTTTTTAAATATTTTCCAACTCCTGAATCACCATCTACCTGAAGTGTACTTGAAGCTCCCAATAATATAGAAGCATTACTGCTTTCAAAATCTATATCAGCACTCATTGTTAGAGTGTCAGAAATAGTTTTGGCTCCTGAAATTGTCTGCGTGTTATTAGTTAATACAACAGAAGAGTCAACAGATATGGTTCCAGAAGACGTGATAGTTCCTCCTGTTAATCCAGTTCCAGTAGCAACAGACGTTACTGTTCCTTGCGGAACACCAGAAATTTGACTATCAACATATGCTTTTGTTGCAGCATCTTGAGCTGATGATGGGTCAGCCATTCCTGTAATAGCATTAGTACCCATTGCAATACCGGAGGTCAAATTGATACCTGCCATAGTTGATGATGAAGACGTCACTATTCCTGATGAAATAGTTACAACTCCTGTTGCATGAGCAACAGATATAACATCACTACTTCCAAGACCTGCGCTATTTGATAACACCCAGTTGTTATTAGTGTTATCTCTACCCATATCCCACTTTTGAGTATTATTGTCTTCCCACCTAACAGTTCCGTCTCCAGATGAACTATCTAATGTTATCATCGTTCCCCCTCCAGAGTCAGTTAAATTTATATTTCCCCCACTAATAGCAACAGTGCCATTTGTGTCGGTAAATGTTGCTTCACCGCTTACACTTAGTGTTTGGATAAAATTTATAGACATTGATAGGAATTTTTACAAATATACGAATTATATTAAAAGACATTTCTTTTAATATAACTCGTATTTGTAATTGTAATTATAGTACCTCTACTACAAGAACTTTTAATACATCTGATCCTAAATCAGCTGCTGTACTAATTGTAACATTATCAGTATCAGTATGAACTACCTCAACATATGTTTGCTCATATGGAGAAGCATTATCATAAACATACACCATAACATCTCTTGTTCCTAAGTTATGATTTACAGTATATGGAGAAGTTCCTGTAATTGTAGTCTTAAAGTTATAATTTGTATTTATACAGTTCGCTACCGCAGTACAGAAGTCAGTAATTTGTGATGCTGTAATAGCTATTGTGTTTTCAGACATTGCTGTCACAAAACCTTTTGCATCAACAGTTGCGCTTAATGATTTAGTTACACCACCATAAGAAGCGGCAGTAACTCCTGAATTGTCAATCGTTACAAATCCATTTGCTGTTACACCAAAGTTTGCTGAATCAAATCCTGCAACCCCTTTATTTGTAGCTCCGTCTGTCGCTCCTGCTCCTGCAATGTTTTCGTCTGCAATAACAATAGTATAATCTGATTTTGCTGGTGATGAACTTGCTGATATAGCTGAATTAGCAAATATTAAATCTCCCGGCTCAAGGTTTTCACTAAAGAACGCAGTACCAGCCACACTAACTACATAGAAGTCACCTTGATTTAAGGCTACGTTTGCAGCTCCTGATAATGCTGGTGAATTTGTATTAGCATTATATCCTCCTTGAAATGAACCAACCCCTGCAACTTGTGATAATACATACCCTTTTGAAGCAGCATCTGTAGAAGCTGATGGTGTTGCAGGTACTGTTACTTGTCCTCCAAATGAAGACTGACCTGTACCATCCACAACTAACTCTCCAGTTACAGTTAAGTCATTACCTATTGTTACATCACTTGGTAAACCAATGGTAATATCCCCGCCATTACCCGTTGAAGGAGTTGTGATTTCAATTTCATTAGTTGTTCCTGAGAATTTAGCTGTAGTTGTAGAACCACCAGATGAACCAACTAATGATAATGTAGATTCGTTAGAAGAAACAGCTCCTACGCTTAATGCATAATTAGCATCTGTATTAGTAACAGTATTAGTTACAGTTACAGCTCCTGTCGCTCCACTTACGCTTATTCCAGTTCCAGCCACAATAGAAGTTACCCCTGTATTGGTAAATGTTACCGCACCAGTCGCTCCACTTACACTAATTCCGGTACTTGCTACTGCTGATGTTACCCCAGTGTTTGTTATAGTAAGCTCATCAGTTGATGTGCCAGCTTCTGTTGATATACCTGTTCCTCCTGTAAAAGTTGCTGTATTTCCAGAAGATATAGTTTGGTTTGATCCAGAGTCACCTGCTAAAGACCAAGAACCATAATTATCAAAAGAACCTATTGTTACTGTCTCAACATTAATAGCAGTAACGTGACCTGTTGCATTAGTTGTTATTGAGTCAACTTTTGTAAATGAACCTCCTGAACCTAAACTGTCTGTGCTTGTTGTGTCACTTCTTGATGTAGCATCGTGATTTAAAGTTACAGTTCTTGATGATTCAGCACTTGTTAAATATGTTCCTCCAGCAATATCTACTGTTTGGCCATTGCTTACTGTTGAGCTTCCAGAATCTCCCTGAATTGTCCATGAAGACATTGAGCCAGATGAACCACTGGATGCCGCAGTAATACGACCTTGCTGGTCAACTGTAATACTTGCTAAAGTATAAGAGCCTGGCGTAACAGCTGTATCATCAAGAGTAATAGTTAAATCGTCAGTTGCACTTGCAGCTGTTGTTAAACCGGTCCCCCCTACAAATGTAGCTGTGTTACCATTAGTAATACTTTGAGAGCCACTGTCTCCTGCTAAAGTCCAACTATCCATAGAACCTGTACCTCCAGTATAAGCAATAGTAACCGCTCCTGTAGCACTTGATACACTAATGTTTGAACCTGCTACCGCAGAAGTAACACCCGTATTTGTAATAGTCAGTGTATTTGGAGTAGCTGAAGCAACTGCTGTACTTATTCCTGTTCCTCCAGTAAAGTCTACTCTTAAACCGTCTGTAATATCTACTGCTGTTCCTGAATCAGCCTCTAAGCTCCATGAAGTATATGCTCCAGCTGGTGTTGCCCAAACATTATCTCCTCTAAGGAAAGTTGTATTACTTGGTGTACCACTTGCTGATAAGTCAATAGTACCCATTGTAACAGCACCTGTAGCTGCCGAGTTTACTGTACCTGCTGAAATAAATGTTCCGTTTGCATTAGTAAATGAAGTAACACCTAATGTTGCAGTTCCACTTGCGGCAGAAGTAACAACACCCTGAGCATTTACTGTTATAGTAGCATGAGTATAAGTGTTTGCTGTAACACCAGAATTTGGCATATCAACTGATATCGTACCACTACTTGTTATTGGAGAACTTCCAACAGTAAAGTAGTTACTTGATATACCAACAGATGATACAGTTCCAGCCGCTAAATCTACCCACGAATTACTACCCTTGTGAAGGTATAATTCATTAGTATCTGTTTTGTATATTAATTGTCCCTCACCTGCTAAACCCGAAGGAAGTGTTCCTGTAATATTTTGAACTTTAAAATTTTGTAGCTCAGTATTATTAAGGGATACGTTTTGTAAAAAATTGATAGCCATATTTTCTGTTTTTTATATATTATTAAAATTTATAGGTTAAACTAAATTTAAGTTCTCCCTCTTGATCTTCGTTTTCTAAGTCTATTAAATAAGAAGGCTCAATGTATAGTTCGTTCCATACATTTAATGCATAACCTACCCCTAAAGAAACATTTTCTTCTTCAGTTGTAACTAATCCATAAGCAAATAATTTATCACCAAATGCATATCTGGCAACTAAATCATAATCCTCTCCGTTCATCATTACTCCTAAACTTATTTTATCCATAGAATACATAACCCCTATGTTGTCTGTTAAATTATCTAAACTCATTTCTTCTCCGTCCGCTGGCTCACTTAACATACTTGTTACCATAAACTGAGCAGAAGCTGTTAGTGAAAATAATGTAATTAATAGTGTTAAAATATTTTTTGTCATGTTTTTTGTTTTAGTTAAAAAATG